CAAGCAGCGGAAGCCACTGGCGGTGGTGGAGAGAAGAAGTCGTATACTGACGAAAGAATCTGGAAACCAACAGTAGATAAAGCAGGTAATGGGTACGCAGTACTTAGATTCCTACCAGCAATGGAAGGACAAGAATTACCATGGGTTAGATATTGGGATCACGGATTCAAAGGACCAACCGGTTTATGGTATATTGAAAATAGCCTTACATCTATTGGTCAACCCGACCCAGTCGGTGAACTTAACTCAAGGCTTTGGAATACAGGCAATGAGGCTGATAAAGACCGAGCAAGAGATCAAAAAAGAAGATTGCATTATGTTGTAAATGCACTTGTGCTTCAAGATCCATCTGCACCTCAGAATGAAGGAAAGGTGTTCATCTATAAATTCGGTAAAAAGATCTTTGATAAAATCATGGATTCTATGCAGCCTGAATTTGCTGATGAAAAGGCGGTCAATCCTTTTGATTTCTGGGAAGGTGCTGAATTCAAACTCAAAATCAGAAATGTTGAAGGTTATAGAAATTATGATAAATCTGAGTTTGGTGGTACATCATCCTTGTATGATGGTGATGATACGAAACTAGAGGCTGTTTACAATCAGCTTCATGATCTATCAGAGTTTTCTGATCCAAAGAACTATAAGACTTACGATGAGCTTAAGTTAAAACTAGCTAAGGTTCTTGGTGAAGATGTAGTTAATTCTGGTGCACCAACAATGGCGCAAACTGCTCAAATGAATGAGCCTGCTCCTGCACCAATTACTCCAACTACAGCAGAAGATATCCCATCAGAAGATGATGACACTATGTCTTATTTTGCGAGATTAGCAAATGAAGACTAAGAATATCTTTCATAACTTTTATTCAGAGGACGGTACCCGAGAGGGTACTGTCTTCAAATATCCTAATGATGAAGCTTGGTATGTTGATTGCTATGAGCATGGACATTTATCGCAAACTCGAAAGATGGAAACCGATGGTGTTCTTCATAGTGAACAGTATGCAGAAGATTGTGCAGAGAATTGGGTATTTAAAATTTTTTAAATAGAAATAGCTCCACGATAAATGTATGGATCCATACTATCATACGCATTAGTTTTATAAACAAACCCTTGATTTTGATTAATTATATCACCTGTTCTTGAAGACTGATCAACTATTTGCATATTCGGCTGACCAAAACTTTGGAATCCAGAATTTTGTACTGCAGTTCCAGTTGTGCTTGGCACTGAACTTACGGATGAAGATTTTGAACTTAAATCTATTTCTCCAAATTTGTAAAGACTTTCGGGGAATGGATTAAAATCAACAGTTTTACCACCAATCTTGCCGAATCCGGGTATGTTTACTTCAGGTATTTTAATTTTAAACATATCTTCTGGTGGTAAAATTGCACGAATAACCTTTTGCAAAAATTGCAATGGTAAACTTTTAAACGTGTTTATTAATGGAGCAAACGCTTCTCTTGCATCTGAAAACGCTAGTTTAAAGAAATTTTTAACAGCTTCAAAAGCTGGATCAACTAAGTCAGTTAAACTAAATTCTCTTAGTGTTTTTGCAAATGATTTAAATCCAAGTTTTTCTGCGATAAACGCTGGAAGATCAATAAAGATCAAATCAATAGCGTCAGTAATTCCTTTAATTACTCCTTTAATACCACCTTCGAAACCGCTTAACAATTTCTTTTTAAATTCACCTTCTTTTTCAGATTTAAATCCTTCCACAAATCCGACGAAAAAATCAATAATTGAAAGTAATATTTGAACAAACGGTCTTGCCACAAGTTTTACAAATCCTATAAGAGGAGTTAATAAAGGCTTAAAAACTCCTGCAACATTTTTTAGAAATTCAATAATTGGTGTAAGCACATCTTTTGCGGCTATAACTGTTCCTTTAATTCCTTTTACAATTGGCTCAAAAAATTGACCAATTGCTTTGAAAAAATTACGAACTGGTTCGAAAAAAGTTGATATTGCTGTTTTGATTCTTATTGCATCCGCCGCCATATCTCCAAAACCTACTACTGCAAAGGTTTTTAGAGCTTTTAAAAGACCATCGGGTAAAGCAAAGAATGCAGCTCTAATAGCTTCTGGGAGTTTAGTTAAAGGTCTGAATACTTCTAATATAGTGTCTGTTATCCGAGTAATAGTTTTAATCAAACCAAGAAATCTTAATCTAAAACTATTAAGAATTCTTAAAATTGGCACTGCTCTTAAGGCATCGTCAAGTCCTGTAAAACTTGCAGTAACAGCAATTAGTGTCGCTCCAAGAGCTGACAAGGCTGGAGCTAAACCGGCTAAACCTAATAAACCAAGATTAAAGCCACCGCCACCGCCACCAGATCCGGCTACAGCCGCAGCTTGTCGAGGAGCCGGTTGTGATTTTCTTTCACGCAAAGTTTCAAGTAGGTCTAACTTATCAATTCTCATTCCTTTGATTAGTTCGCCTATTCTACCGCTTAAACCCGTTACCTGATCAGTAGTCTCATCTTGAGCTTCTTTATTTTCTCGTAACTGTTCTACGACTTTTTTAAGACTGGCCATTTTGCTTTGCCCTCATTTCTTCTTCCTTTAAATGTTGCATTAACATAGCAACATAAACTTCTCTCTCCCATGGAATCATGTTTTCTATCTCAGCCAACGAATAATTAAATCTATGAATCATCTGGAAATTAAGTTTGTAGTAGTTTTCCAGCGAGTCGTGGCTGAGAGCTATGATAAAAAACTTTCCAGACCCTCCACTGTTATTTTATTATCATGATTACAATGCGAACACTTAAATTCTATGTCATGTTTAAGACGCGGCATTGCGTCCATAAATTCTTTTATTTTATTAAACTGCGCTTGTGTCATTGACTCAATAAATTCTTCAATTTCTGATAAAGGAACTTCACTAGCGTTAATTCTTTCTTCCGCTGTATTAATTGACTTAAAACATTTAGCCATTACTTGAAAGAGACTTTCAGTGTCTTGATTATCAACATCAATGTCTGCAAGAGATGCATAAGTTGGCCAATCAATATCAACTGATATATCGTCTGTTAACCGTATTGTTTTTTCGAGCTTAGGTACATTAATTTGTATTTGATCAATTGGTACTACTATCTCAGTTGTTTGATTACATTCTGAGCATTTCATTCCAATTTTTGTTGTTTCTCCTACAGATTTACTTCGAATATTTAAAAACATATGTTCAACGTCAAATGTAGGAAGTTGTTCTACAATAATTTCTCCATCTATGCAAGTTTTAAGAGTTCCGAGCAATGTATTAATAATTGTTTTAGTGTCTTTACTTTCCATCGCGATCATTAAACTCTTTTCTTCTTTTACAAGAAAAGGTCTATATCGAACTTTTTTACCAGTCGATGGAATTGTCATTTCATATCTAAGAGTTGTATCTTGTAGTTTAGGGAGTGCCATTATTTACCTCTAAAAATTAAGTGAGAAAGACAATTGTCCAGCTGGTATTCTCTTCCAGTTTGTATAAGACAATTGTACAGTTGTTTCAATAAACCCGTCTTGTTCATTGTTATATTCAGCTCCTACCATTGTAGTAGGAAACGCATTAACTAACTCAACTGAGTAAGTTGATATCATTACAGTTGCCGGTATTAAATTTGAAATGCTAAATCCAGCAATTGGAACCGGCTGAGCCAATTGATGAATCAAAACTCTTTTTTCATAGTCTTTTTTATATGCTGCAGTTTGAGAGTCTTCATTAATAGTAAGACCTCTCCATGTATCAAAATATCTACGAATTGGTAAAGTTGAAGTTTCTAGAAAAGTCAGTGTAACATCTTCGACAGCATAACCATATGCAACTTTTTGTGATTCCATACCAATTCTTCTGTCATGGGTTAAAACTTGTTTGCCAGGAATTTGAGCTGTACGGCATAAAATATTCATATTTCTTTGACCGAGAAAATCAAGTGCGGCTCCAGCCAATCCGCCGAGCGTACCACCTAAAGGTGGAATACCAAAACCTAAAGATGGAAGAGTTACAAGAAATTGATTGTTTCGAGCTAATCCGCCACCAAACGTAATTGAACTTTTAATTTCTGATATACTAGCCATTAGCTGCCCTTAGTTTTTTTCTAGAATCTCGGTAAACCGTATTAGGACTTGCTTTGTTCCAATCAGCAGCTGGAAGAAATGTTGCTATCTCCCATTCTGGCTTTTCAACTAAAGCAAATCGACTACGAACGTGACTAAACAAATAATGTTTCATTGCAGGATCTAAATATTTCATAGGTATTTTACCATTGCCGCCTAATACTACATCAAGCAATCGAGCTCTTACAGTTGGTGGTAAGTAGTGAAGATTTAAACCCATAAATCCACCTTTTGCAGGTCCCATCATAATAATTAACGGAAACCCATCATAATATGGTAGCGTCTCTTTATGTTTAGGATCATAGAAAAACATATACATATTTCCAACTGGACCAGTTTCAGTAACTGGTTTTTGTTTTAACTCCAAAGCTGGATCATCCATGAGATTTTTACGATTCATAGTAAATCGACCACGAAACATTTGTCTCGCTTTGTTTGAAAACCAACGTATAGATTCTTTTGTCCGTGGTGTAACACCAGCACGGAATGCTTGAATCTCTAAATCTCTAAATAAACTTTCGCCTGCCATACGTGTATTTATAACTATTTTTTGCGTTTTTTATATGGTTTAAGTGGCTTTAGTTTTCCCGGTACTTTTTTCAAAGGTTTCTCCATAATACCCATTGATTGTAATGTTTGTTCAGTCCATACTTGAAATTCCCATTTACGGTCTTTACAAAAATTATTAGCAGCTTCCCATTTATTCATATTTTTGACGTATGTTGTTGCTTCTCCGACATATTGCCTTCGAGATTTTCCAGCTTTGTTTGGTAATACAGTTTCTTTAGCAGGTTTAATTTCAACGACAATAGTTTTATTTTCAAAAACTATTTTAAGATCTGGAAAATAACGATGATACTTTTTGTCCATATCAAAATAATATGGAATAACAATTTCTTCTGAAGACCATTTTTTTATTTTAGGATTTCGATCACACCATTTAAATACTTCTCTTTCCCATAGTGATCTGTACACGACGTTAAGCGGATCACCGGCGTATTTCTTCTTATTCTCTATAGTATACAGACCTTTATATGCCATGTTTTTGTTATAAATAGTTGAAAGTTGTTATTATATCTATAAGGAAAAACATGGCTAAAAACTCTGAATTCAGACCACCTGACGGATATCCGGGAAGACTTGAATATCCTATCGATAAAGATAATCAATATAATACTAAAATAGCTTTTCAGGCTGTAAGAGTAATTCCGCCAACGGTTATTAGTCTTGGTGCAAAGTCATCTGCTGGAGCGGCAGGCGCCGGCATCGACGGTGAAATTGCAAGAAACAATAGTGGTATTGGTATTGGAAGCAATCTTCGATTTTTTAATATACCTCAGGAGCGAGCCGACCTATATGTTCCTATTGGTGGATTTCAGGTAAATGATGGATTTGATTATGCGTCATCAGCTCTTGGTGTGGTTGGCGCCGCTGGTGCTGCAGCGTTAAATCGATCCGGATCAATTACAGAAGCAGCGTCCGCATCAGTTGCAGAATTTGGTCAGTCTTTTTTGGATTTATTTGGTTTATGAGCAGGCGATCCTGGAATTGGCAGACTCGCGGCTTTAAGAGCGACGCAATTAGCCCCAATTGGACAAGCTCTGAGAAATGCTGCGCAGATCACCACACGTGTTACGATAAATCCAAATATTCGAACTAACTTCAATGGTGTGGCTCCACGTGAATTTAATTTTCAATTTCAATTTATTCCAACATCAGAAAGAGAATCTCGTGCAGTTAAATCAATTATTAGATTTTTTAGATACCATGCGTATCCTGATCAAATAGCTGCTGATGCAAGTGGAGCATTTTCTGCTGGATTCGAATACCCAGATATGTTTAAAATACAATTATTATCAGGCGTAGGTGGTACTTTTGAAAGAATCGGTACTCCAATTAAATTATCATATTTAAAGGCAGTTAGTACTACATATAATCCTACTTCACCCGTTTTGCACGATAACGGTGCTCCTACAGAAATTACTATGGGATTAACTTTCGTTGAATACAAAGCTCAAACTCGTCAAGATATTCGAGATGAAGATAATTCTAATTTCTATCATTTTGAAAATGGTTCATCAGTTACAAATTCTGTTAATCAAGCTTCGAAGATCGGCGGAGCTGTTGGACAACAAACTCTTGATAATATCGTTGGAGGGCAGTAATGTCTAATTATTTTAAATTTTTTCCAATGGTTGAATATAAATTCGGTGAAGAAACAGATGTTGCAACATTTGAAAACATTTCAATATATGCTGATGTTGTAGATCAAGTAGCTGACGCTGTTTCAGCTTATCAAGAATATTATATTACTCCGGGTGAAAGGCCAGATCATGCTTCTACAAAACTATATGGAGTTCCAGATTATCATTGGACATTTTATTTAATGAATGAAAGATTACGAGAGCAAAGATGGCCTTTAACAGATAATAGTTTATTTGATATAGCAGTTGTTAAATATCCTACAAAAGTAATTACAACTCAAACAAAGCTTACTGATAAAATGAAAGTAGGACAAACTATTACTGGAGGATCTTCGGCAGCAACAGCAACAATTGGAAAAAGAAATCTTGATCTTGGTCAGTTATTTTTAGAAAATGTTAATGGTGTATTTACTGCTGGTGAGAACGTTATTTCAACAAATGCAAATGATGTTATTGAAACACTTATAGTTACCAGTTTTTCTGATCAGTATAATGCTGTACACCATTACGAAAATTCTTCAGGAGAAACAGTTGATATTGACCCAGAAGCTGGTCCAGGTGCATCATTGACAGGTATAACTTATCTTGATAGACTTGTAAGATTAAATGAAGCTAATCGTGAAATTAAAGTTATTAAACCTACAATTGTACTAGACGTTGTAAGAGCTTTTAGAGAAGCAGTGAGAAATTAAAATATGTCAACTCAAGAAAAAACCGCGTTTGAGATTGAATTTATCGCATTAGAATCAGAAAGACTTACGAATCAAGCAGATCTTACGCGAATCACGACAGACTTAGAAATATTTGAACACATTCAAAAACCATATTTGACAGCGCGAATGTTAGTAGTTGATGATTCAAATTTTTATCAAGAAGCTGATATTTTTGGATCAGAAAAGATTATAATAAGATTGAGATCATCAGAAGATGGTTCTAGAGCAATAGAAAAAACATTTTATATCGATAAAGTTGAAAGTCAAGAAAAAATTCAAGATAATGCACGGGTTCTTTTAATTCATTTAGTTGAAGACATATTTTATATTTCTTCTCTAATTAATATTAATAGACACTATTCTGGTAAACCATCTGCTATTATAAAAAAGATTGCACGCGCATTTTTAAGTAAACAAGTAATTAGCGCTGGAGGATCGTCTCCTGACGGAGTATCAGATGCAGTTCAAACTAGTTTTAAAGATACACAAAATATAAGATGTATTATTCCAAACTTACATCCAATTGATGCTCTTCAATGGATAACTGCTCGAGCTTCTACGGCAAAAGGTTATCCATTTTATATGTATTCAACACTAGTTGATAGTGAATTGATACTTGAAGATCTTGGAGCAATACTTTCAAAAGAAGCTTTAAATTTTGGTAAAGATGC